CCAACAAAGCTTTTTATGTCTACAATAAATGCAACCAACAGAAAGCCTATGGTTGCCAGACTTACCATCAGGAACAGAGGGATAACACTTATCAGGTACATCATTTCGTTCAACAATCTTTTTAAGCTGCTTGATCCTGTTTCCTGCATTTATCATTTCCATTGAATGAATAGGAGCCAGACAAATCTTACCCGTTGACTTATCTATAGCAAGGAAGGCAGCTTTATCAACACCATTGGCCTCTGCATAGGCAGATATCTGTGCTATGTAGCCAAAGGGATCATCGTTAACAATATTGTTTGTCTTAAACTTTTCAAATCCTCTTCCAGAAGCAGACTTACAATCTACCAGGACACCATCTATCATGGCATCTTGATGTCCCTTTACACCTTCTAACTGTACTTCCTTTTGTTGTGCCTCTACCTTGTGTCCTGATATGGAAGCAAAGAGTAACAGGAGTTCTTCCAGTATATAACCATATAGAAATTTTATTCGGGTACTTGGGGTTATTCTCTCCTCTTCTGTCTTGGTATTCATATCATACCATACTTGTCTATCTGGTTTACCTATACCAGACAGTCTTAAATGACCTGGTCTTGGTTTACTATATAGAAACTCTTTGATATGAACTTTTATCATATCACCAAAATGATCTATAAGAGCATCTACCTCCTTCTCATCCTTATCAATAGGATCAAGGGTAAACAGATTATATATGTCTTGTACTAAGGTATCTATGGATTTCATTAGATATAGGGAAGGGTAATAAAACTACTACCCTTCCCTACCTTTCTACTTAATTACCAAAAGGTATGTCGTTTGACTCTTGATTAACATAACCTCCTGGTACTACGTCAAAGTCATCGGTACTATACTCTACTAACTCTACTACCTGTACACCATTCAGGTAGCCTTTTACACCACCACCATACTGGGAGTATGGTTTAGGGAAATAACTCGCATTAACTTTAGAGCCATTTCCTACACGTTTATCGGATGGGAAAGGATTACGCTCCGAGTCCTTTACTGACATGGGTCGAAACGTACCATCCTTTGCTCGTGCATACTGCTTCAGGGTGACAAAATCTCCTCTGTCGTCACCCTTATTTTTGATGGTAAGACCATCGGCTTCTGCAATCTTGCGGTTGGCAGCATCAAGATTACAAACTTCTACTGACCATTCACCGTCAGTATTAAACTTAGTATTGGGAGTGATGATATGCGCCCAATAAGCTTCACCAGAAATAATCGACATCTTTACTTTCTCCTTGGTTAATAACGATTGATAATAACGTACTGTCTACTACACTAGACAACTAACTTAGCATGTATAAGCTGACATGTCAAGAACTATTCTCAGCTTTGTCATAATTATTTTCCATGCCTGACACTCTAACATCAAAGTTCTTTTTGTCCATATTTGACATGACATCATCAAAGTGATTTACAAATCGGAAGGCTTCTCTTACTGCATCATAGCAGTTAAGCCCCCTATGAACCATCAATTCGCGTCCCATAGCTTTAACAAAACCTCTGTCAGATTGTTTCATAACATTACCTTTCAGTTAGTGTGTGTCTGCCCATGTCCTACCTACCTTGTAGTCACAGTCTAGTTCGCAACGTACTTCTAATGTTCTTTGTGTCTGTTTCATGGCCTCCTTTGTTAGTCTACAAAATCTTTCTATATCAGCCTTTGCTACTTCAAACTGATATTCATCATGTACTGATGCAACAAGCCTAGCATCCAGAGCAGCCCTTGTCAACCCTTCTATCAGATGTACCAACCATTGCTTACAAATAATTGCTCCACCTCCCTGTATCAGAGTATTAAGAGCAGCATGAGGAGAGCGTATATGTAATAGTCTGCCATCCAGACCCTTAATTGTATCATGCTTTTCAACTCTCTCTTGCACATTCTCTCTTAGTCTTTTAAGGGCTGGCATATTAGATAGAAATTTATTTATCAGTACCTGTCCTTGTTGTGCGTTTCCACCTACCACCTTACCAATCTTGGCTGCACCTGCTCCATAAAGAAAGGCATAGATAAAAGTCTTTGCCTGATCTCTGGTCTTTAATCCAGCAGCTTTCTGATTGGCTGTGTGTACATCTCCACTTAGAACAGTATTGGTAAACTCAGGATCATTCATGTAGTGTGCCAAGCACCGTATCTCCAGACCGCTGGCATCTGTGCCTACTAAGCTATGTGTCTCGGGATTAGATACTGTCCAGAGAGAGCGACATTCCGTACCCATAGGACTATAGATAGCTGGCACCTGGGCCATGTTAGGGCTATGATGCGCCATCCTTCCAGTAACAGTACGTAATGTAAGTACCTTGCCATGAACCCTCTCATCTTCCTGACATTCCTTTATCCAAGATTTGAGTAGGCCAGTACGTTTTTGAAGTAGAAAATATCTACTAAACATCTTGGCCTCTGGCATATTAATCTTATCTAAGATTTCTTCTGAGACAATTACATTTCGTTTTGTAGTTCCATCTTTTAGCTCTATCTCCTTTCCAAATTTCTTTGGTTTCCATCCACGTTTCATAAGCCTATCAGCAATCTGCATTCTACTGGCTATGTTAAAAGGAATTTCTTTTGTCTTGGTTTTTAATTCGACTATGGTTGGTTCAAAGTTTTCTTCCGCTTCTTTCTCCAGAGAACTTTGTTCATCCATAAGTTTTGATTCCAGAAGCATAGCATCATGTATATTAAAAGCAAATCCATTGGCCTGTTGTTTATCTATAATAGCTCTGACTTTACGTTCCAACTCATAAGATTTATTGGAAAAATATTTAGCCTCATTTTCAAGAGTAAGAGCCACCTTCTTTGTAAGGTCTATATCACGTTTACAATACTCTAACATTTCAGGACTGAATGTATGGAAGTCATGGAAATCTCCTTTGGGATAGGAGAGTCTTTCTCCCCATGATTCCAGAGAGTGACCACCCTCGCGGATAGGATTGTAAAGTTGAGATTCTAGCAGCGTGTCCCTTATCTTAGTAAGGGATATACTCTTACCCAATAATCTGTTAATAACAGGGCCATCAAAACTAACACCGTTATGCATGATGAACTCATTTATTTGTGAAGCCCATGTTGGGAATTGTTTACACTCTTCTCCTATCCATGTTTTAATTTTATTACTTGTATAACTTTTAGCAACTATGCAATGTATTTTTGTAGCATCAAGTGCATCAGTCTCAATATCAATTACTGCTTTGGTCATTAGATTTCTTCCATATCATGGGAGGTTCAGAAAAGAAACTACTCTCTACTGCTTTATCTAACTTAATCCTACTTAATAAATCTTCTCTACCACTTCTTGTATAGTATTTATATATAGCTTCTTTACCAGTAGAGACATAACTATCTTCTACAGCATCAAGACAGTATGCTAATAGTTGTTCTCTATTAATAAAGATATATTTATCTGCTTGTTCAAAGACTATGTAGTTAGCTCCACCATATAACCACCCTGGATTACCATTAATATTTTTAAACTCTACCCATGTATAAACATCATCATAAGACTTGTTATGTCTGCTTTCTTTCTTTCTTCCCTTGACATCAACAGAAAAAGAAATCCCATCCTTCTCAAGGAAGAAGTCTATATGTTTTTTAGTATCTTCATAGAAGGTAGCCTTGGTTACATCATAGCCTCTTTCTTCTGCCTCATCAGCAAAGGTAGCTTCCATTATCCTTGAAGCTTTAAACTCTTGGGTATTCTGAACATAATTAAAGGACATTATGCTTCCTCCATAAATGGGTTATCTATCTGGGTCACTAGATTGGATTGGTACAGGGTGTCTATTCTACTACTAGCAATAAATTTGTGAGTGTGAGTAAATAATTTGGACAGTCTTTTAAAATAATCTTCAACTGATTTATTGTTACGTCCCACACTATCATTATATAAATGTGGATATGTATACCAAACATCTTTAAATTTTTTTGGATTTCTTGCAAACGATATTACTGAACCAGCTAAGTTAGCTTCTATATATCTTTGATATTCAGAAGAATATCCACTTGAATTAACATCTCCTATATCAGAAATAACTCTATAATTTCTATTTAAAATAAGATAATTATATTTATTTTCAAAAAAAACATCCATCGCTACTTCAGGAATAAAGGAAATTTTTTCTAAACAATAAGGAAGAAACATTCTTCTATAAGAAGAGTCCCAAAAGTCTTTGTTCATTATTCATTCTCCATAAATGGGTTGTCTATCTGTGTCATCCTACCTGTTTCCTTATCATAATGCAAGTAACAAGATATACCTGTATCTCCAGTGTACCTGTTCTTTAGTATTCTAATAGTCGTTGTGTTGGCCTCGACTTCATCAGGAGCCTGTTGATTTCTTTCCAAGGCTATGACGCTATCACTGAGATGAGCTATACTTGCTGATCCTCTGAGGTGTGAGAGAGATACTTTTGTACCATCCTCATGTCCTCTATCGCCTGAAGGTCTACGCAGATGAGACACCAGAAGTAAGGCTACTCCTGTCTCCTCTACTAGGGAGCGAAGCTTTGTCATCAGTACATCTATAGACTTACGCTCATCTCCCATATCTTCCTGACCCGATACAAGGATTGATAGATGATCCAAGAATATCCATTTACATTCCAGAGCCTTTGCCATGTAGCGTACCCTGTCTAGTATTTCATCATTAGATACAGAACCAAAATGATCAAAGGCAAAGAACCTCATGCTACCTACAGTTTTTTGCTGCCAATCCTTTAGCTGCTCATTTGTATATTGATTACGTATCTCCTTGATATATAACCTAGCGTTAGCTTCCACGCTCATAATGTTAAAGGCTGTATTCTTTATACTCTCTTCCAGTGCCAGTACACCTATGTTATCCTTGGTGTTCATCATAATATGATGCATAAGTTCACGCATGATGCTACTCTTACCCATGCCAGCCCCACTGGTGAAGCATACAAGCTCTCCTGTACGCATACCATAGGTTTTTTCATTCATCATAGGCCAGGGATATAGGCAAGTCTCACAAAAGTTTTCATCATACAGACTATCTCCCAGATCATGGAGATTGATTATGCCAGCAGGTGTGTAGGTCTTGGCGTTCCACCATTCCTGCACAAACTTCTCGCGTTCACCCTTCTTTAGATATTCGTTAGCATCCTTATGAGTTAAGGAAACTATCTTACATTTGTTTGGTTCAAACAATGGAGCCACAGCCAGTGCTGCTTCCCTACCCTGTTTATCACTATCAAAACATAATACTACATTATCAAACTTACTTAGAAATTCAAACTCCTGCTTACAATTATTGACTGCTGATCCTGCACCATTCTTTAGAGAGACAACAGGCCACTTTGATCCTGTCATTTCATAGATACTCATTGCATCTATTTCACCTTCACAGATGGTGATGTACTTCCCACCTGCTTTGAATAGATGCTGACCAAATAGACCAGCTTTTGTTATGTTACCTTCAGACCAGAACTTTTTTGTAGAAGTCTCTCTAATTTTAGAACCAATGTGTTCACCTTCGCTATTAACATACCTATAAATGTGATGAGTGATTGTAGTTCCTGATAGTTTAAGCATGACACCATAAAATTTAGTAGTTGAACCACTAATTTTTCTATCAGTTATAGCACCATAAGTACCATTTCCAATGGTGGGTTTGCTGCTCATCGAAACTACTGTTGCTTCAGACTTCATGTTAACATCCTTTGCTGGAAAGCGGGTATCACAGCTAAAACAATGAGCATGTCCATCAGAATGTATCTTATATGCATCAGATGAATCACACTCAGGATTAGGACACGGGCTTCCTCTTCCGAAGCCTTCTGTAGATACTGTCATGTTGCTTCTCATTTTTAATGGAGTATGTTCTAATAGGATTAGCTCTCAGGTTATAGCAAAGGTTAACTCTGTTGTCAATCTCTTCCTTTGCTAAAGCTCTTGTACCAAACTTCTGTACTACAGTATTACTGTTATTGTTAATTAGTAACCACATATACTACACATAACGACTAGTGTTTCGACCGAGTGAAGTAACACCATGTTCTACTGTAGCACCTGCTTTCCAATCTACAGTCTGCTTACATTCAAAACAAATTCTATTATAATCTTCAATCCATTTTTCATGGAGACACTTCAGACATACTTT